GAGTTTTTTCGGACTGCTTCATAGCATCCTCTAATAACTTTTGCACCCTTATATTAACAAAATATTACACATATTTGTGATGTATTGTCCTAAATGCAATGACCTGTCAAATATCGTTAGTGGTACAAGGCATGTAACAAAAAATGTTATTGTAGAAAAAAATCATATTCTAAATATAAATGCAATACGCAGAATTAGAACATGTAAATGCGGTTTTAAATGGATTACATATGAGGCGATATCTGATGAACCTATAGGATCATTCAACGGTTTTATTCCTAATAAAAGTAAGTAATGTATTTAATCTAATAACAAAGAACAATGCAATAGATATTATTAAATCTTTTAGAATTCTTTTAAGCACCCACCAATGAAATATTTGTTCTTTTTCTTGTTTTGCAATAATTACATGAGCTTCTGCCAGTTCTTGAAGAGTTGCTGCAAGAATTGCATCTCGTTTTGCATTGTTCCTTACAAGACCTACACAATATTTTTTTAGATATTCAATATCTTCTGATTTTTCTATTTCTCTACAACGCATCTCTGTAGAAAGTTGCAGTTCTACAGGAGGCTCTTCTTGAAAAATAATAAATCTATTTTCCATTATGGTCTACCAGGAAACAGTTGTTTTTCTAAATAGTCAACAGCATGATCATCTAATGTATTTGAAGTCTGTTTACAAATAGATCGTAACAAATCTATTATTAGCTGTTTTACTGCTTTAGAAGAAAAAAACTTAAGCAGTATTGGTTTTAGTAGGTTTAGCATAAATCCCTCTATACTTTCCAACGATATCAAAATTTGCTAACTTAACAAATAACTGCCTTAATGCTTAGTTATTAACTACGCAATCCCCCATTGAAGGTAGTTATTACATATGGAAGAACAAGAAGAAAAACAAGGTCTAGGAATTATTGGTAACGCAGTGCAGTTAGTAATACTTGCCTGGTCACTTGGTGTTATTTCTTGGTCATATTTTAATCCAAATCCTATTCGTCAAATTGATACAACTTTTGCTGCTGGACTTCTTAGTGCCGTGATGTCAAATTATGGACTAAATGTTAAAAAGGCTACTGACAATAAGAAGTTAAAAGGTAAAGTAAACATAGTTGACAACAAGGATTCTAACGTAGGTATCAAATGAGAAAGCTTTTACCACTAATTTTATTACTACCAACAGTATCTTTTGCAGATATAACCCAGAAGTTCACAACATCTGCACAGATCACTGTAGATATGCCATATAGCGTTACGAATAAACTTGGTACGACTTATTCATTATCAGGAAATAATATTACTCCTTCTGTAACTTCTGGAGGATCTACAACATCTGGAGCTATTGGTGGCTTGAATGTTGGATCGTTAACTGATGGAGTTCCAGCTTTAATTCAAACTGATAAGGCTATTACAAGCGCAGGGTCAGCATTTAGTTTGACAGAATCAGTAACTATAGGTGACGCCACACCATCTGCTATAACACCATCATCAGGAATCTCTGCTTTACCTCATCTTGGAGGACAGACGACAGTAGGATCAGGTGGTACAGCAGGAAATTTAGGCATGACAAGTTTATCCAGTGGAGTTCATACTTGTACAGCAGGGGGTAGTGGTACTAGTTGTATCGGACAAACAACTGTAACGATCACCATTGACTAAATTGTTTTTGCTGATAATAATATTAATACCAGCAAGAACCCTTGCAAATCCTGTTGTGCCTACCTTTCGTACAGGAAGTCAGACAACAAACTCTACCTCACAAAGTATTATTAATGAGACGATTACAAGCCATCAATACAGAACAGGTTATACATATTCTGCAAGCGGAAATAATATAAAAAGTAATGATACAAATGGTTATATCAATCCAACACCACAATCAGACGCAACTCAAACAATTAATAACGTCAACTTCTCTTTTACCAGCCCTACTTTGGAGAGTGTTCCTAGATGGCAGATAGTAACAGAAGGAGCACCATTTTCTCTACAGGAAACAATAATTTCTCCAGGATTAGACACGATAACTACAATAAATCGCACGATAAACACCACAACCACCGTAACCGTAGAAGCTACCTTTGGGCAATAGCTCTAATCCTCTGCCCTACAAGGGTTTTGGCTAATACAACTGTTGCAAGTCCTAGTTCAAATGCACAGGGTACAGTCAATAATAATGCAACGATGATCGCTCCACAATCAACACCTCAGTTTCGTATGTCACAGGGTATTGTCTGCTCTTCTCCTAGTCTTACAATTACTCCTTATGTGACAGATGCGTGGTCATTCAATCGACCCATAGAAACTGTTACCAGACAGAATATTTA